TAAGTTTTAATATCATCTTGAAATATGGACTTTTCTTTAATCTGGTACATGATGTCGTGATATTCACGATATTGTTCTAAATCAATGTTTACTAACATATATTTCATCCTGAGAATCTAGTGCAATTAATAATTTTGGTTGTATGCTGCTCAAATGTTTGTACCAAGCAAAAAACTCCTCGTCAGTACAGTCTCCATGAATCAAATGTACTACTTGGTTTGTTAAAAATGCTAAATCAATTGGTCTAGGTAAATCTTTTTCTGTGTAAATGCTAGGTAATGAATTGCAATTGTCTTTAGGATCAAACCATTTAGGCTTAGTACCCACAATGACAAATACTCCATTTAAGTAATTATGTTGATGCCAAAACTTAAATGCTTCATTCTGTCCAATCATAGAAAATTCACTTTTTGCGTAGGTTGTTGTTTGTTCATCCATTCAGCTTGAAATCCTCTCCACCCATTTTGACAACAAAGAACCATTACTTGTTCTAAAGTCATATTGGCTTTTTTTGCTTCTGCTAATAATCCTTTAATTACAGTTTCAGTTACTGGTGCTTTAATCTTATTTCTAAAAAACAAATAATCTTTAAAAACTAATTCACTAACACCGTCAGGTATAGTTATATTCTTCTCTTCTCTTCTCTTCTCTAGTGACGGTTTCGTAACGATAGATGCGTTACTATTTGCGTTATTATTTCTGTGCTTTTCTTGTCTATCTTTTCCCAAAGCTCTTGATTTTGCTGACTTTCCATTGTGATAGTCAAAATTTTTCATTCTTAAAATACTTCCGTCTTGTTCTAACCATCCGACAAATTGCATTTGTTCTGCAAAACCTGTAACGCAAGTCAAACGGTCAAGAAACGAAAACGTAACGCTGTGTGCGTTACCATCAACAGTATGTTTATCAAACCAAGACCATACTCGAATAAGTTTTCCAACTACTGCATCAGGATCAATTCCTAGCCGACTTGCAATTGCTAATACTTCTGGTTTGTCAGGAGTATCAATTTGAAATTTAATCCAATCTCCAGCCATATCAATCCTTTTTAAATAAGTCAGGTCTAAGCATTTCTTTTGTTAAACGACCATTAGAAAGTTGTTCTATTTTTTTTACATACTTAATTGGAACTTTTGTTTGTCCCCAAAGAACAACGCTGTTAGGAGTTAAATCAAGCATTTCAGCAAGATTTTTTAATGATTCAAATTCGTACTTTAAATAATCAGTTGGTTTCATATAATTCCTTTCATTTGTGAATATAAAGCATATAGTAAATATTTGCAAACATTTTTTATATTAGTATAAATACCTATAAAAAAAGTGTAAATAATTGTTGTAATGTGATTTTATTCGTGTATAGTAACACTTATGCAGTAAATTTAATTAACCAAGTGAAGAAAGAGAAAGTTATGAAAACATTTATAGAAGCACTCATCCTAGCAACACTCATGTTTGTAATTCCATTAACTGTTTATGTTTTAAGAACAGAAGGTCTGTAATGAGCTTATATGACCAAATGAAAACAAGTACAAGTTTTGATTCTTGGCTTACTACAGATACTCGTGAATACCATGATGAAGATGCTGTTGAAGAACGTGTAAAAGAACTTACATCAATTGGCGGCAAATATGACTACAGAACATTTGATGCTATGTATGACATGATTACGTCATTAACTGCTGAACAAGGCAAACAATTAGAAGTTTATTTAGCTGATCCAGTTGCAGATATGGCACAGTTTGGCAGATTGATTAAATGTTTAATTATTGAAGATTGCGAAAAAATAGCAGAAGCTCAAGCTCGCAGAGAACAGGATGAAGAATAATGAATAAATTTTTAGAACTACGCAAGATTAACGTAAACGAAAATACAGAAAAAAAAGGCAAATTTACTTATTTGTCTTGGGCTTGGGCTGTTGACCAGTTACTTCAACTCGATCCGTCTGCAACATGGAGATATGATCAACCAATGGCATTTGGTGACACTTTAATGGTATTCTGTACCGTTACGGCATTTGGTAAAGATATGACTGCTCAATTGCCTGTAATGAATAACCAAAACAAAGCTATGCCTAATCCTGATGCGTTTGCAGTTAATACAGCGATGCAACGATGTTTGGCTAAAGCTATCGCATTACATGGTCTTGGTTTATATATCTACGCTGGTGAGGATCTTCCTGACGAAGAATTAGTCGATTTAACTGACTTATGTACACATTGGATAGACAACATTAACGAGTGTTTAGACATGGATACGTTGAAATCAGCGTATGGTCAAGCATATAAAGCACTCAGTAAAGATAAAATTGCTATTGAACGTATTTCTAAGGCTAAAGATGCTAGAAAGGCAGAACTTGTATGACTATTGAAAAAATACTTGATGACTGTGCCAATACCATCAAAAAACAACAAGCTGAAATAGAAGCGTTGAAAAAAGAACTAGCATTACAAAGGTTATCTAATTTTACTCAAGACATTGAAGATAGAGAGTCTGCTATTTTTGCTACTGGTTATTGGAATGGTATTGCTAAAGGAAAAGAAAATGATTGAACAAGGAACAGAAGCCTGGCATCAACTTAGATTAGGCAAAGTGACTGCTAGTCGTGTAGCTGACATTATGGCAAAAACTAAGACTGGTGTATCTGCTAGTCGTGGTAATTATCTGATTGAACTTGCTTTGCAGCGTGTTACAGGTACTATTGAACCTATGTATACCAATGAAGTTATGCAATGGGGAACTGCTACAGAACCACAAGCACGAGTAGCTTATGAAGTCAAAACAGGTAATTTTGTTGATCAAATAGCGTTTGTTGAACATGACATTATCGAATGGTTTGGTTGTTCACCAGATGGCTTAGTCGGTAATGATGGGCTTATTGAAATAAAATGTCCTAATTCTGCAACACATTGGGCTACCATTAAAGATGGTAAACCACTCAATAAGTACGTTATACAGATGCAAACACAAATGGCCTGTACAGGTAGAAAATGGTGTGATTTTGTATCATTTGATCCTCGTATGCCTGAACGTAGTCAGTTGTTTATTTGTCGTGTAGAACGTGACCAAAAGATAATTGATGAAATAGAAACAGAAGTAATGAAGTTTTTAATAGAAGTTTTTGATGAAGTGCAATTGATGAAAGGTAATTAATATGGGTATCAAATATTTTGTAAAAGCTGCTACAAGTGAGTACACAGATAAAGATGGTAAGTCTAAGAAGAAATATCAGTCAATAGGAGTCGTTATAGAGACTAAGAACGGCTTAATGCTTAAACTTGAGACATTACCATTACTAGCGTTAAAAGACGGCTCTCTAATGGCTTATTTAAACGAACCAGAAGATAAACAAGAATTCCCAAGTATTGCTGAATTAAAGGATGACGTACCGTTCTAAGGAGATTACTATGACACCATATAACACAGGTAAAGTAAAAATAGGTATTAACTACAAACCACGACCATATATTGAAACTGATCCTGATATGTTAAAACTACAAACTGCTTTACTGTCTAAAGGTATCTGGGATTTATTTAAGAAATGGATAGTAAAATGAAAACGGTTATTAACGTAGCCGTTATTATTTCTTTATTCATTTGTATATTTGTCATTTTTATAACTGAATTAGAAAGATATCAAGTTAAAAAAGATTGTGGACTCATGGAAATAAGTCCTGATTTCACACCAAAAGAACGTCAAATGTGTAGAATGATTCGTGGATCAGTTAAATAGGCATTAGAGGATGTTACAAGTAAGTTATTTTCCTATTTTCCGACTTACAGCTTGCAGTAACCAAATCTATGATTCACATTGTTAATGCTTCTTGTTTTTCTCGTTCCACACGATTGAGCCAACCTTTACCAAACGTAGGAAATGTACTTAATGACTTATAAAATGAAATCTTAGCATTACTAAAGTTTTCAATTAAAGTCTTAGAGTCAGCTTCTTGTATCTTTTTCATGGTGTTTTGACCAATTGCTCCATCTGCTACAGTTCCTAATGAAGTCTGTAAAGTCTTAACAGCTTTGCCTACTCCAGCATTTACACCAAAACTAAACACTAAGAAATCCACACCAATAGGTAACTCATCGCCTTTGACTGGTTTCCAATACTTCTCATAATAAAGTGGCTTAACTTCTTCTTGAGTCAGCTTCTTCATGTCATCAACAGTAACTGGATGTTTTACCCATGCTTCCCAGACTGTTTTAGTTACTCCCCAATTAGTTGCTCCACCAGGATCTTTAGGATTATTTACAAAGCCACCTTCAGACTTTATTAGTTCAACAAAAGATTTGTCCCAATTACTTATCATCATCACTTCCTATCTTGATTCCTGTTATCAATCCTATAAAGCCACCAATCACCGTTTGAAATGCTGGCCCAATAATCTGAAATACTTTATCAGTCTCAAAATTAGGATCAATTACTGCATACGCAAACATGAGTAACATACCAATCACAACTGCTACTAATGACCAAGCAGCAATAATCATAACGTGATCTTTCGTATTCATTTTTATCCTTTCTTAGACATAATCTTTTCAAGTGTTCTACCACCAAAATACGCTGACATAATTAACATTCCCCATTGTCCAAGAAGTTCGACATACGCTTGATTGACATTGACGTTAAATGCTGAGAACCCAGCAAATGTTGTATACACTCCTAGAATGAATATAAGCGTCATAGGTCGTATATTTTTAGATAACCAAGAGTCAGATACCAAGTCAGATTTCCAACGATCTGAGACGTTGTTTTGCTCGTTCATATCAGCTTGTAATTCTGCTAAATGACCATCTTGAGCTAGTTTTTGTAAGTCTAATTGAGCTTGAGCTTTCTGTGCTGGATCAGGTATCACTTTATCAATGATTTTGAGTCCTACACCTATCACATCGTCTATACCAAACATATCATTCCTTCAGTAGAATAATTGCCATCATGCACAAAAGTGCAAACATTGTCCACCAGCGAAATACATCTTCATCCACGAACTATATCCTTTTTTGATCTAACAACAACATTCATTTTTGTAGGAAACTTTACTTTTTCTTGATTAATTTTAACTATAAAATGTAAATAAATAATGTATGCCCACAAAATAAGTTCAATATTGTAAACAATGAACCAAATGGTTATCCATGTCATACAAGTCCAAAATAATACAACAAACAAGTTATAACAAATGCTGCAAAGAAACAATAAAATTGTACTCGTTTAACGTCACGCAACTTATGTCCATAATAACTAGCGTTTTCTTTATGTTCTTTTTCTACGACTGTTTTTAATTCTAAAACTTTTGACCATTCTTTATCGCCATACTTGGCCTTAAATTCTTTTTCAGCTTTATCTTCTGCTTTAATTAATGCACTTTGCTTCTCATATTCTTTGACCGCTTTAAACAGCATAGAATTAGCGATTGCTTCTTCGTGTTGTCTATGCCTGTCTCTTGCTTCTAATTGCTCTTGTGCGACCTCTACACCATCGTGTTGTATGTTTTGGATGCTCTTAGTAAGACTTTTACTAGCTTCTCTTGCTTCATTTAAACTATTTGCTAACTGTTTTGTGCCTTCTGCAATAACATTGTCCACATTATTTCACCACAAAGTAATGAGAAAGAAATCCAATTAAAGAACTAATAGCAGATACAATCATCATGCCAGCCCATAAGCCACCTTTTGATTTATTTGCAAGAGCTAATAGTGTTTTAACATCATCACGCAATTCGGAAACTTCTTTTTCCATTGTTTCCATTTTTTGCCACATGACACCTACTTTAATTGGATCAATCTCTGTCATACTATGCCTCTAAAGAATCCTTTAACATTTTGACAAACGCTTGTTTGCCTACGCTTAATTGATCTAATGAAAACTGTGCTGAACCTATTTTACGGTCTAAGTCCACACAATGTTGAAACAGTTTCTGCTGTTCTTCAGTTAAATCTTCAAAGTTATACTCTACATCGTCAATCGTGATTTGAGTTTTTTTCGTGTTTTCACTCATGTCATTCTCCTAGTTACGGT